CGATGGGCCTGGCCGATGCCGCTGGTGCCAGCGTGGCGGGAAGGCTCGGCGGGGGCCTCCTGGTGCGCGGAGCTACCGAGGGGGCCATCGCAGGCGGGGCCGAGCGTGCCTTCAGCCTTCTGGGTACGGACGATCCGGTAACCCTTGATATCATTGCCTCGGAAATTGGCTCTGGCGTGTTCTGGGGCGGGGCCATCGGGACGGGAGCCGGGGGGCTGGGGCTGGCCATCGGGGGCCTTACCAAGCAAGCCAGGAAGGCCACGGAGGGGATCCTAGACAGGGCCGCGGCCAAGGCCTCTGGTAACGACGGCAGCCTCCGCTCCATCCTGGACGACTTCGATAAGAGCCGGCCCACGGCTGCCACCAGGCGGGGTTATGCCAAGGCCCTGAGCGAGGAGCAGGCCTCCAACCGAGCTGCTTACCAGGAAGAGGTGGCCCGGCTCAAGGCAGCGTCAGAATCTGCGGGCGAGCTCGCGGCCGTAAAGGCTGATCCCGAGGCCTACGAGCTGGCTTTCTCCCGCTGGAAACAAGACGCGGTTACGGCCGAGAAGTACCTCAACAAATACGACGGCTTTGCCAAGAAAATGGCCGTCGATAGGCCTGAGCTTAAGGCCCAGGCAGACGCATATCTCGAGGCCCGCAAGGGCATGGAGCCGTATCGCCCCGTTCGCAAGGGCAAGATGGAAGATATCGGCAACGAGAACCCTCGGGCCGACATGACGGATGCCAGGAAGGCCATCGGCAAGAAGCGTGGCAAGACGGAATACACGCTCGAGCCGGATGAGCGGCTTCGCCAGATTGTTGACGATCCCGTCGCCCTGGGCGCAATCAAGAACGCCCAGGACAAGGCTATCGACCTCCTCCAGGCCTACAAGGGCGGCGAGGCCGTTGTGGATGATTTCGCCAAGCTCATGCAGGGCGATCTCAGGAGCATCAAGGCCAAGATGGAGCAACTGGCCAAGCCAGTGAACAGCGAAAAACTGGCCCAGCTAGACGTGGAGTTCGCGGCCCGAGCGGAGCAGATTTCTAAGCTTCGGGCCACAGACAACGTTTCCGATGCCAAGGCCCTGGTCGACCTGGCCGAGGGCAAGGGACTCAAGGCCAGCCGGGACGAGATCAACGCCTTCGCCAAGGCCGAGGGCCTACCCGATCCTGCGCCCGGTTCCAGCCTCGAGACACTGGTCAAGGAAAGGCTCTATCGCAAGACGATCGGCGCGGCCAAGGGGGCCCCGGATGCCTCTGAAGGCCTCGCGGGCAAGGTTGCCGGCTTTCTCGGTAACCGTGCAGGCGCGATGCTCGGCGGAGCCGTGGGGCATGCCATCGGCGGCCCTGCGGGCATGCTCGCGGGGGCCTGGGCTGGCGACATGGTACGGGGAATGGCCACCAGTAAGAACATGGCCAAGCTCCTGGCTTCCAAGGACACGTTTATCCGCAGAGTGGCCGACGGGGTGGAAAAGCTCGGCAAGGGCACGGCAAAGGCGTCCACGAAGTCGGCTGCGGCCGCGGTAGGACAGAATCCTTACGGCGACAGCAAAGCCAAGGATACCTCTTTGGCCTCGTTCAAGAAGCGCCACGAGGAGCTCACCAAGCTCGCTGCCAGCCCCGAGGGAGCTAGGAGCCGTATCTATGAGCAGTTGGCTGGCGTCAGGGCCGCAAACCCGCAACTAGCCGACGCGCTCCAGGAGAGGCTCGAGCGCAAGCTCCAGTTTCTTATTGAGAGCTTGCCGAAGCGCCCTAGCGTGGCCTCTCCCTATGCCAAGGACAACTGGCGGCCGCCGGATGCGGAGATCGCCAAGTGGGCCCGCAAGGCCGTTATGGCGGAGGATCCAGTTAGGGCCATCGAGCTCATGTCCGAGGGCAAGCTCACGAAAGAGGACGTGGATACGCTCGAAGCAGTATGGCCGGCTGCTTACCGGGAGATGCAGTCCCTGGTAACCAAAAACCTGGCTGAACTCCAAGCCACCCTGCCCTACAAGAGCCGTATCCAACTCTCGCTGATGATGAAAGTGCCCGTGGATCCGTCCATGGAGCCGCAGAACGTCCGAGCCAGGCAAGCCGTTTTCGCTCAGGAAGAAGCGAAGCCGCAGGCCAGCCCGAATATGTCCAAGCTTGGCTCTCCCGAGCCTACGCCGACGCAAGCCCTTCAGAACCGACCGTAAGGAGTTAGCTTAATGCATCTCAAGGTCCTGGCCGGCGCCACGTCGGCCACCAATACCGCTGCGCCCAGCGGAGCCACGGCGGGCGTTAGCCTGCATCTGGGCGAGACGCCCGGAAGCCCTGATTACGGCTTCCGTGGCAGCGAGCAAAACCTCGCTATCGCCGCTCACAGTACGGCGGGCACCGGCACGCTTACGCTAGAGGCCCGCATCTGGTGCTATTCGGACAAGACTGAGCAGTGGTATCCGCTGGGCACGGCTTCCACGGATACCGAGCGCGGAGAAATCAACGCCTCCACGGCCGTCGGCGAGATCGCCACGGACAAACTCCAGTTTACCCAGGTTCTGGGGCCGGCCGTTCTCGTCTTTGACAGGATCTATATCCAGATCCTGGCCATGGGCGGATCAGGAACCACCTGTGATTTCTGGCTCCTCTCCAGGGGTTAACCATGCCTGGATATCTGCCTTCTAGCGGCTTTTTTCCGGACATCGGTGGCGGGGCGACGGGGGCCTACCTGCCGCTCTCTGGCGGTACGCTCACCGGGGCCCTGACCATCTCCAGCGGTGGGATCAACGTCACCGGCACGTCTGTGGTCACAGGCTCATTCACCGTTTCCGGCGGTAGCAGCACGCTGACCGTAGCGAATAGCAATACGCTAAATACCTTCACCACCACCAACGTAGGCACCGGTACCTCTGGCGGTACCACGTTCCAAAATACCACCCCGGCCGGCGCAGGCGCTCAGCAGTACAGCCCAATCATCAGGCTGATCGGGCGCGGCTGGAAAACCAACGCGACGGCGGAAAGCCAGCCTGTCGAATTCGCCCAGCAAGTTATCCCAATCCAGGGAACCTCCGCTCCTACGGGCGAGTGGCACCTCCTCCGGCAGATCAACTCGGGCGGCTATTCGACCGTGCTCAAGGTCGATAGCACCGGCGTCATCACGACGACCTCGCACCTCGTCGTCGCCGCGAACCAAGTGCTCGCCTTCGGCTCGACCTCGGGCGCGCAGATGTTCGTCTCCGGCGAGACGGTTGGGCTCTCGTGCGGGACGAACCAGACTGTACAGATCAGTGGTGGCCGGGCCAGCGGAAACGCGAACGAGGACGTCGTCCTCCGAAGCGGTAGCACACGGAACGCGACCGACGTCGTCTGCCGCTGGAAGAATAACTCGACCACCATCGCGGACATCATGGGCGGCGTGTCGGCCGACGGCGAAACGGTCCTGAAGCTGGCCGTGCATGACGGCGGCGCGGCCGTGGTGAAGATGGTCAAGGCCGATACAGGGGCTGGCGGCAAGCGTATGCTATACGTTGACGATTAACGAATCAGGGAGCTGATATGACCCAGGAAGAGGCCGTGGAAGAGTACAAGGCTATCGTCAAGCTCGATTCCGAGCTGTCTGCCAAGAAACACGCTTTCGAAAGCAGACTTTTCGCCAAGGCTGCGGAGCTCGGTGTCCTCCCCGGTTATCAGTGGGATTATCTTGGCGACGGCTCGGTTAAGCCGGTTGACCAGTGTGCCAAGGTTCTGAAGGCCAAGTAAGTGATCGATCTCAACGCCTACGGCCTGAGCACGTCTGGCACGGCGGAGGACAACCGCCAGGCGCTCCAGACTGCCTTGGATAACTCTGCCTTCCTGGGTGATCCACACGTCACGTGTGCCGCGGGAACCTACGAAATCGCCGGGGAGGGCCTGCACAACCGCTGTGCCACGATCACGGGCAAGCTCAATCTGGCCGTGCCAGCGGGAACCAAGTTTAAGCTTGGTGTCCACCCGCAGGCCTACCACGCCTGTGGCCTTTATACGGATTGCCCGGTCGATGTCTCGATCACCAACCTTGAGATCGAGGGCGGGGGTATGGATACGCACCATGCCGTCCTGCACTCCTACCAGGGCACCGAGCGTTGCCGGGTCGAGTTAACGAATACAAAGATTTACAACACGCGGTATTGTTTCAAGGCCCTGGGTGGCCGGACGTCCACCAAACTCACCGATAACGATTGGACGGCGTTTGTTTCGCCCTACCTTCACACCCACCCCATGCCAGGTGGCAGCGTCGATACGGCCTACCTGGGTGCCACGGTCGAGGTGGTACGCGGCTATTACAGAAACGTAGAAAGCGGCATCTTGCAGGGCCCGGGAGATCCGAACCCTGGCGTTAGCTGGCGGGATCACTGCCTGTATATCAACCCTGCTTTTGACGTCACGGTGAGGGATACGTGTTTCACGGCCGCGGCAGGACATGCCTATCAGTGTAACGGCCCGCCCGTGGACGGCTTCGGCTCCCTGAGAATTATCGGCGCCGTGGTGTCCAGTGGGTGCGGCAGCGGGGTGCACACCCACCCTCGCCACGTTACCGAGATTCTGGGTGGCTCGTTCATGACGGCCGGGGCTCCGATTCGGCTCCGAGCTGGTGGCGCGCGCATCGTCGGCGCCAGCCTGTCGGCCTGTAACGTGTTCACAAATGGCAAGTACGATTTCTCCGGCGGCTCTCCGCCCTGCGCCATCCTAGAAAACGAGTCCATGGACTATGCCGGGCTCTACGTCCAGGACAGCCAAATCAAGCTCACGCCAGTCACGGCGCTGGTGTGGCGTTCCAGGCCCACGCGTCACTCATGGGTATTCCAGGATTGCGACCTCGTACAGGAATACGAAACGATCGACGACGCTCTCCCGGGGCCCTATCAGGGCTGTGTCGCCGTCAGGCACGAGTCTGACGTGGGCAACGCTGTAACCCACTTCTCCGGCGGCCGAATCTGGCTCAAGCGCGGCCGCCTCTTTAACCTATCCGCTGGTCACGTCACCGGCGACTCGTCCAGGCCGGTCATGATCAATCGCGGTAACCATACCCAAGCTTCGATCCTGGCCCCGGGTTGTACGGCATTCGTATGTTAGTTACGCCGCACTTCAGCCTAGCCGAGTTCGCTCAGCCGGCCAAGAGGGGCCTGGAGCGGGCGGAGTATCCCACTGAGTGGATCAAGGAGAGGCTCATGCCGCTTTGCGAGGCCATGGAAGTGGCTCGAGCTATCGTCGGCAAGGGTTTTTATATCCTCTCTGGTTATCGATCTCCTGAATATAACAAGAAACTTCCGGGAGCCGCTCGCAAGAGCCAGCACATGGAGGGCCGCGCGGCCGATATCCAGGTAATCGGCTACAGCCCGGAGAAGCTCCACGATCTGTTTTTGGAGCTTCACAATATGCGCCGGATCCGGCTTGGAGGCCTGGGGCTTTACCCAACCTTCGTCCACGTGGATGTTCGACCTGGCCAACGGCTGGCCCGGTGGACTGGTACCCGCCAAACCTCGTAGGGAAGCCATGAAAGAGCTTATCGAACTTCTGCCGCTGCTGTCGGCCGCGGCGGCCATTGGCGGGGCCTGGGTAACCGTCAAGCTTGTTGCCAGTCGCACGGACAGGCTGGAGGGCCTGTTTGATCGGCTCCTGCCGCGGGTCAATAAGCTGGAGCAGGAAAACGCCGTCTGCGAGGACAGGTGGCGAAAGCTGGAGGACAAAGATGGCTGCCAAGACTAAGCCCGGCTGGCAAACCAGCGAATTTCTTATCACCGTCGCCACACAGATCCCGGCCCTGTTCATTGCTGGGGATTTCTTTCCCGAGAGCCACTGGAGCGTCAAACTGGCCGCTTTCGTGGCCTCCCTGGCTACCGCCTATCGCTATATCGGCTCCAGAGAGGCTGTGAAGGCCACCAAGTAATGTGGTGGCTTAGCCTTCTGGCGCTGGTTACCGGACTAGGAGCTGGCTTCTACGGGGCCAGACGCATCTACCGGCAGGAAGCCTCCGAGCTCCGCCGCTACCTGCGCTCCGCCGAGTCTCAGATCGACAGGCTCGAGCTAGACGCCGACGAGGCCATCCAACGGCTCGAAGCGGCGTTGAAGTTTAAGGATTCCTCTAACCGACAACTGATGGGTTTGCTTGCCTCGACTAATAACGGCGATTTGCTTCGGACTCGCCTTGAGCAGTTGCTCAAGCCAGACGAAACCAAGGACTCTCCAAAGGCTGACGGTGTGCCGGTTAAAGGCTCCGCCAAGCCCGGGCCCGGTGACGGTAACGGGCCCTCCTGAGTGTCCCTCGCCCTTCGCCGTGTGTCTCGATCTTCCAAGCACGCGAAATCTGGTGATGTACCTGGAGGCAATGCACGGCTGGGCCAACGAGGCCTACGCCTTGTGCGGGCCTGCCCCAGCTGCAAGGCGGAGCGAGGACTCTGCCTCAGGAAAGTAACCACTAGCCTTTGGTTCGGCTCCTGCGACGCGTGCGGCCGGACATACGGACGCTTAGCATGAAAACTATTCTACTTATCCTACTGCTGATCGCCATCGGCGCGGCCTGTGCCACGGCCCCCAGGCGAAACAAGGGCCCCAAGTACTTCATTACCGAGCATGAGCTCGAGGTTTTTCCGGCCAAGTTCGATATCCAGCGGGATGAGATTGAGCTGGAAACCGAGCGCACGATCCGCCTCTGGCTAACCGCGTACCCCGATCGCGAGTCGGATATCCGCGAGGCCGTGCGCGGGATTCGTATGACGTTCGTCCCCAAGCTCGTTTTTGAAGCGAGGGAGATTTACGGCCTGGCGGTCTGGCCCCAGAAATTCACCTGGGTTGTCTACCAAAACGGCTGGGATCTGAGCCGGACGTCGCTCGGCCACGAGCTCGGCCACATCATCCTGTGGCACCTCACCGGCGACGGCAAGGAGGACAAGCTCCGTGAAGTCGCCCGACAGTACGGAATTCCCTACTAAGCCCAGCAAGCGCTACTGTGGCCGCGGGTATTGTGACGACTGCGGCGGGGGCACCAACGAGCCCGGAATGGGCCTAGCGCTCTGGGTGAGCCCCTACGAGCCTGTGGAGCGTCGACCACCCACCAGGCGCTGCGCCGGCTGCTACGACGTCTGGCTCGAGTCCTTGCAGTACGAGGACGTGGAGATCATCCTGCCGGACTAAGGTTGACACTCCATCGGGAGCCTGTCGCTCATCCCAAGAAACTCACAGTTCCACTCCCGGATCTCTGCTACGCACTCTTCCTGTTTGAACATCCTCACCGGCCTCTTGGAGCACGCCTCGTATTGCACCGACTCGCAGTAGCTCGTGTCCTCCCCCGCCTGGCCATACCTCTCCTTGTCACAAATCTGCTGCCGCTTGCACATGGCCCTGGCCATGGCCTCGCACCTGGCCCCCTCGCCCACGCTGCACCCAACCGCTAGAACTAGAACCATGGCCATGCGCATGGTCCAGACCATCGGCCGTCACTCCCGGAACTTTAGGGTGGCCTACTTGGGTGGGAAGGTTGGGTAGTCTTGATCTCGGCCGTTCTCTAACTAGCCGGTTTTATTCGTGGGCGATGCTGGGATCGAACCAGCGACTTCCTCCGTGTGAAGACGTCCGGCTATGTATGGTTTCGGCCGGTTACGTAGATCGTCTTGAACGAAGTTTGAACCACTTGGCGGGGCTGATTGGGGCTTACTTGGGTGGTGGCTTGGGTGCGTCGATGAGAACGTATTCTCGCCCGACGCCGGGACCGCTGGCACAGTGCGCTGCTCTTACCCCAAAGCCGCCCAGGGCTCCGTGAAAATGTCGCTTCTTACACCACGGGCACAATACCACTAACTGCCCGTTGATGTTCTTGGCAACCACAAATGTCTCCATATCTAGCCCTCCCTCTTCTCCTCATCCCCCAGCCGCGTCCTCGCCGCGGCCTGGGCTTCGGCGTTGGGCTTGCCGTCGAGCGCCTCGTTCAGCGCGTCGCGGAGGGCGCGGGCTTCGTCCATTGATGCGACGAGAGTGTTGCAGCGCGGGCCCCAGGATTCGCCATCGTACCGAGCCTGCACCGAGATGCGGACCTCCTCGGCGAGGACATCGACGACGAGACGCTCCTCCGCACAGCCGGGCGGCGCCTTGATCCGAACGGCCGCAGGGATGTACCGGGTGCGCTCGCTCACGGCTTCGGCTCCTTCGCGGGGGCATCATGCGGCGGGACCATCCCGTGGTGATATCCCCTTGCCGGAAACTCGGCCCCGCAGACGTGGCAGACAGTCTTGAGGAAGCCGAGCCCGACCTGGCCGACGCGGACGGGTTGGTTACTACCGGGGCAGGTCACGGGCGCCGGTCCGATAGGGTCCTCGCTCGCCCAGTGACGTGGTTCCATGAGATGACCGCAGGGTGGAGGCATTTCGTCCTCGCTCACGCCGCCTCCTTCGGGCCCTTGGCCCGAGGCCCGCCCGACTTGTCGGGCTTGTCCTTCGCCGCCAGCGCGGTCACTTGGGGTCGCTCGCAATTCCGAAGCGGGCCAGGAAGCCGTACAGCTTCACGCACCGCCGGTCGTAGCAGTCGCACCGGAGGGCATTCGGGCATGCCACCTCGGGGATGTCCACGAACTCCGCGAGATATGACAGCGTCTCGTCTCGCTCGGCCCGCAGGCGCAACGCCTCCTGCTCAGCCCGCTCCAGGCGGAGGCGTGCGTCGGCCAGCTCGCTGGCCTTGCGCTCGACCTCGGCGAGGAGCTTGCCCGTGTCCTCAATGTAGATGAGCGCACGCATCATCGCGTCCGGGGCGCGTAGACGAGGGTCATCTCGTAGCTCCCGGATGGCCTTGAGGTCGATCACTTGGGCTCCGAGGGGGTGGCGACGAGCGCATCGACGTTCCGGCGCACCTTGTCCATCGCCCAGGCAAACGTGCCCGTCCAGTCCGCGGGGAACTCCGAGCGGATGCTGATGGGGAACGGGGCCGAGAACTCCGGCTCCGGGTCGCAGTGGGCCATGTCGTCCCGCCAGAAGCGTTCCGCCACGTCGAGCGCCTCGTCCTGCGTCGCCGCGTAGACAGGCATCTCCATCTCGATCGTGTACCTAACTTTCCAGAGGCGGCTCACTCGCCCTCCTTGCGATCTCCGATCGCAGGACCGGCGCTCTCGAGCGCCTTGTCCGGCGGAGAGGGGGTGGGGGTGGCGAGTCCACCCTCGAACGTGAGCACGGCCCCGAGGCGTCGAGCGGTCTCGGCGTTGAACTCCACGGCCTCGATGACCTCCCATTTCTCGGAGCCCGGGTCGTAGAGGTCCTCCTCGCCGACCAACTTTTCGTCGTGCAGGTAGAAGTGCCATTCCTGGTCGGGCCGGATGAGCAGGCGCATCCGCAAGCCCTCGGCGTACTCGTACGACCACACGATGCACTTCGGTACGGCGCTCACGGCGTCCCTCCCGGCTTCGAGGGGGCGGCGAGGCACTCCTGCACGATGACCCCGGCGCCGTCCGTGTGCATGTCCTCATTCGGCCGCTGATGCATGTACTCGCGGCGCTTCTTGCCGGCGACGTCGCCTGGAGCCTGCGGCCGGTAGTCCACGACGAGCGTGTCTCCCTGGTACTCAATCACGGCCTTGTACCCGCACGGCACGCGCACGGCGATGTCCGGATCGCAGCCCGAAACCGCAAGGATTCCCGCTAGTGAAAGGAATCGAAGGTTATTCCCGGGAGTCATGCGAAACCTCAAAAAAACGGGATGAATGGCATTCACGAGGCCACAGCCTTGTCTAGCGCCCGGCGCATTTCCTCGACCGAGCGATAACCGAGATACCTAGCCTTGGAATCGTCCGGCCACTCCCCGCTGGACACCGAGATCCTGGACGACAGACAGCGTGAACATAGCGTAACCGTGCCGATTGGGTCGTTCCAGACACAGTCACCGCATCGGAAGTCAAGTGCATATCTAATTTTCCTCTCCACGCCGTCATCGCTATCCAGCCAGATGTCGCACCACCCGCAGGCAACCCTGTCTCGCATCAGGTATTTGCCGTCGGCCTTTAGCTTCGTCCCTGGCCGATTACAACGCTGACAATTGTCTACTTTCTCGGAGGCCATTTGCTCGCCGCGGCATGACTGTTGTACATATCAACCACGCACTGAGGACACAGATCCGCAGTCTGGGCGTAGAAGTTATGGCCCTGTACATTCATTTTCCATGGCGGGCCCTTATAACGATGGTTCTTGGCACAGACGTACTCATGCTCTTGGGGCATTTCAAACTCGAGTGGTTTCCACATACCCCCTCCTAGGCAGCCTTGAACAGCTCGATCACCTTGGCCAGTGCCTGCCGCTGCTCATCCAGGTGCACCGTCTGATAATGCTCGTGCATCTCGTCCGTGACGTGTCCAGACACCTGTTTTGACACCACGTCCTGCACCGCCGCGGCCCGGCACAAGTCCTTGAACGTGCGCCGCATAGCCCTGGGCGTCACCGGGTACTTGAGCTCGATAGCCCTGGCTACGGCCTCGAACGGTTTATCCAGGCACGAGCGGCTCCGCAATCTACCGCCCTTCCCCGGGAACAAAAGCTCGCTGTCTTTTCGCGTCCTTGGCAACCGATCGACGTGCCATTTCAGGATTTCCAGCATCTCCTGCGGTAACGCAATCTCCTGATCCCTGGCCGTCTTTGTCTTCTCCATCACTTCTTGCCGTACCGTGTGGCTCCGTCGCACCCAAAGAATCCCCGTGGCCCAGTCAAGATCAGCTTGGCTGCCAATCCTCCGCAGCGGGCGCAACGAGCTCGGGCGAAGTCCAGTAGCGAACCCAAGCGCACAGAATGCGTAGTGCTGGGGGAAGCTGAGGCGCATTTCTCGCAGAAAACGGGGCACGTCAACGGCTCGGAGCGCATTTGGAGCCTCCCGGGTATAGGTACGCCAGGTCGAGGCATCCAGCGGCTTGACCCTTAGCGCCGGATCCTTGGCCAAGTCAAACTCATCCGTCGCGGCGGCCATGATCACCTTGAGCTTGGCCAGCCAACTATTTACCGAGTTCGGACTATACTTCTTGCTGGTTACCAGCCTGGCCTGGATCGATAACCAGTTCGCAATGTCCGACTTGGTAATCGCATCCAAGTAATACTCACCGAAGTACGGCATCAGGTGCTCGTTAAGCACCGACTCCCACGTCTCTACCGACTTCAGCGAAGCCAGATCACCGAGCTCCACCTTTCGCGCGAAGAGCAATTTCGCGTATTCCCCGAATCGCATCCTCGTTGCTGTAGGACCGCCCGTGCGAATCCGCTCGAGCCCGTCCTCTAACCAGGCCCTTGCGTCGCTTGCGGATGCCACCGACAAGCACCGGCTCACCTCCCGGAGCTTCCCCGTCTTGGGATCCGTCGCGTGGCCCCGGACGTACCACCTCCCGTCCCGCGTCCTCCAAACCCCCTTCAGCGTCGAAGTCGCCTCGATCTCGTACCCCGCATGGCGTTTCCAGCCCGTTTTCTGACCTGCCATATAACGACCCTACGCCACCCGTTAAGAAGCAGTCAAGATCGGATTTCAACCATACGTAAGTACCCGTGCCGCCACGGCGACCGGCCGGCTTGATCTTGCCCTTGGCCATTGCCATCAATAGCCCGGCCTTGGTTTTGTAACCAAGAAAAGCAGCAGCTTGCGCGGTAGTCAGATATTGCCCCGGCATCAGTCCCAGTCCTCCCCCAGAAAGCTAACCGTATGCTGCGCAAGGCCGGTGTGGCGTGGATTCTGACCGTCCAGATGCCGGAGCCACTCCGCCAGCATCCGCCGGGCCTCAAGGAGCTCTGCTGCCAGCCCGGGCATCGTCTTGCCGGGCATGCGCAGCAGAGCTCGGAGCCGGTGGTTGGTAAACTCCATCACCGATAGATCCCCTCGGCCTCGGTGGTTTGAACCACGATCACGGCCTTGGTACGCCACTTCTCCGGCCCGTTCAGCCCGAACTGGCTCGGGGTGGTATAGATCGACGTCTCGAGCGCGGCATACCCAAGCTCCTGCATACGCCGGTTAACCAACTCCTTGAGCTCCTCCTCGTTAAACTCAACCACGACGCGCATCAGTTCCCCTTGCCCGGCGGGAAGTTGAATTCGCCGATCACTTCCTCGAGCATCTTGTATTCGTTCCCATCAATGAACCCACGCCGCTTCCCGTCCGTGGTCATAACATCCATGATGTGCAGGACAACGGCCAGGGCTCGAGGGCTACGGCTCTTGATCGCGTCCATGGCGGCAGTCATCGCCTTGGCCGCGTAGAGAGCAAACTCCCTGTCACTAAGCCCGGCGACGAGGCCAGCGAACTCGTCGCCAGCGGAAATCGTATCTACAGCGGCCATTCGTGTACCCCCGCGTCGAAATCTTCCGAGGTAACTACCGTGCCATCGCCGAGCTCTAGTACGTAGTAACGATGGCCTTTGTCGTCATCGTCGATAACCAGATGGCAGACGAATCCGGGCACTTCCTCGTTTCCCTGGCGCCGGTACGTAAGCGACACCCGCACCTCCTCACCTTCGATCACTCCGCCGAAGTACCAGCGACTCAGCCTCCTCCCGTACGCCTCGAGAAGCTCATCCACCTCTCTCTCGAGAGCAGACTTACTGATGACGATTTCACTCACGGCTTGTACTCTCGGATCGTCTGGTAAACTTTCTCCCTCACCCCGCCCCTGGCCTTAACGGCCGCCTTGATCTCCTTCATGAGCGCCGCGAGCTTTCCTCGTGCAGCGAGAGGCCTGACAGCCCGCTCAATCGCAGCAGCCGACGTAGAAAGCTCTGTCGCTTCCTTCGCCACATCCGGCCCAAACTTCTCAGCAAGAACGGAGTGGGCAACTTCCCCGTCGATGTATTCACGTCGATCGTCGTATGGGCCCAGCACCCGCCCATCCCCAAGCTCAATGGGGTATCGGGACGCATACGCATACAAGGCCTCCTTGGCTCGCTTAACCAGCGTCTCGGCCGCGATCACCTTGTCATAGGCCAGCTTGGCCCCGTAGGGCGTAAGCTCGCCGGCCCTGTTTACCGGCAAGAGCGCCTTATCCGGGCTAACTGCCAGCTCCTTAGCCAGGGCCATCTGCGCCGGGCAGGCCGCGAAGGCCGGGCACCAGCGGCACTCCGCCCCCGTGGCCACATTGGGCGTACGGCCGCTCTTAACGTCGACCTCCGCCTCGAGAACCCTGGCCACGATTCGCTGGAGATCGTTCAGGGCCGCATCAATCTCCATCGCATCGTACATGGCCTCGTCGTAGTGCACGGAGCCGTCCTCTGCGATCTTGACGATGCCAACCACGGCGGTGGTACGGCCGTAGGCCTTGCAGGCTGCTACCGCTCCGGCTTTGAGCTGCCAATTTTGCTTAGCAGGCGGGATGTGGCCACGTCCCGTTTTCCAGTCGAGGAGATATACCCCGTCCTCCCCATCAAGAGCCACGACATCCAGTGTGAGCGCCACCTCTGTACTGGACAACGGAGGATAATTGCGGCCAATATTCTGGCCCACCACACGCGACGCACCGCTCGCCACATCCAGAACAAAGGCCACCTCCGCCGAGTAGCTCGCCGGGATCACCGGCAGCTTCTCCAGGTCGACGCGCTCGCAGTCGGCTCTGTACTTCTCCGGTACCTTCGCCAGGGCCGCCTCGGCACCGAGCTCTGACACGTTGAAAAGATAGTCATGGATAGCGTGGCCTCTCTGGGCGGCCTCACCGGACTCGGTGCGCACCTGCGGCAAGGCGTGAGAGGCGGGGCACTGCGCCGCCCTGGCCATGCTCGAGCCAGTGGGATTAGCCATAGCTAGTTCGGCCCCTTCCTCTGCGCATCCACGACCTTGTTGGCATCGATCATGAGCAGGCAGAAGCGTTCCACAGAGATGCCAACGGTCCGGCAGAGAGCAATGACAACCGCCCCCACGGCATGAACGGCCACTGCCGTGCCCGACCCGATTAGCAAGGCGCGGATATTATTGGCCAGCCCCACGGCCTTGCCCTTGTCCTCGCCGTCCAGCACCCTCACCGACTGGCTCCGATCTGGGCCTTGCGCTCGCCATACTCCCTGCGGAACTTGGCCTGATCCGCCGGGCTAAGCCGGGCCTGGGCCTGGGCAGCGATCTTCTCCAGATCAGCCTGCTCCTTGGCCGATGCGAGCCAGGCGCGGAGCTCCGTCAGAGCATCCCCTGCGGCAGGAACCGGCGCCACGCTACGCGCCCGAGCCGATGCCGGAGCTGGCTCGCTATGCTGCTTATTTCGCTGAAGCGACACCGCCTGTGGCGACTCGCTATCAGAATCCTCGCTGAGCCCTTCCGTGGGAATACACAGCGACTGGATAAAGGCATACTTGATGGCCGCAGACATGGCCTTATTGCAGGCCTTGTCACCAGAGTCCAGGCCCTCGCCCAGGGTCACCGCGACGCTCACAGAGCCATCGCTGACCGCGGTGAAGGTAAAGGCCACCTTGGCCACGATCCGAAACATCGGACCACTCTTGCCCTCGAGTTCCCAGTGAGAGACGTCGAGGACGCTGGGTGTCACCGTCACGCCGTGTTTGATCAGCGCCGGCTGGATGGCGTTGTACAAGTCATCGATGCCACGAAAGCTGTACTTGAAGTGTGTGTTTTCCCTGCCCTTGGTGATCGGGCCGACGTCGGCCATCACCTTAAGCAGGAGCGAATGAATCTCACCCGGCTTCGTCATGCTTCGTTGATAATCCGGCATGCCGGTTTAGTCAACGATAAACGAGTGCGCTTGGTAAGAGGCGGTAACCAGGAGCGGGGCGGGGGATCTTGCGAAGCTTAGCGCTGCTGCTGCTTCTGCTTCGAAGTTGGCACGGGCACCAGCTTCGGTTTGCGCTGGCCACCAAGGCTCTCGCGCCACTTGGCGTTGACCTCGGCCAGGGCGCGCTCGGCCTCGGCAACCCACTTCAGGTCGGGCAGGCGCTTGCGGTTGGTAACCAGGTAGAAAGCCGGGGCTGAGTCAGCATCTCTGGCCTCGGAGATCTCGTGCACCGGAGCCCCGAATAGCGGGATGTGCTTTACGCCGTAGAGATGTAGAAGCTTCCTCTTGGCTTCGGCGTTGATTCTTACCCCGGCCTCCCAACGACGGAGAGACGTCATGGGTAAGCCGGTAATCACATGTACCTCTTCCCGGCTGAAGCCTGACTCTTGGCGCCACTGCTCCAGACAGGATCCGAAAAACTTATCCTCGTTTGTCTCTTCTGGTGTTTTGAACGGGCGAGCCATGAGTCAGAGACTACCACAGACTTCTGGCGCTCACTAGCGATAAATTCATGACACGTTGACATTGTCTGGCACGCCGTTTTACTGTGCATGCCATGGACTCACTGTGCGTCATCTGCGGTGTCCGGCGCAGGAACGGTAAGGGGCGCAAGTGTAGGCAATGTATCCGCAAGAAGGCCGCGATCCCGGCTTCGGGTACGCCTTGTGAGTGCGGGCGCATGCGCCTCGTTACCGAGTCTCAGTGTGGCGACTGTGCGTGGTTCTTGGGTGAGCACTACGGAGACAGCGAAGTGATTTTCGCCCTTATGGAACTGGGCGGATCCGCTAACTACAACGAACTTAAAGAGATCACCGAACTCTCCAAGGACGGACTTGACCAGGTGCTAGAGCGGCTCGGCCGCCTGCGGCGCGTTCAGCGGCTCAACCCGAGCCGCGACGGCACCTACGACGAGTGCAATCCCAGTTTGCGCGGCGGCGGCCATGTCCGGCTGTTTCGCCTACTTAACGATCGGCCCTAAAGTCGTTAAACGGCACGCCGATTAATACGAGCATGAGCGCGATGGTGAGTGTGATTGTCTTCAATCCCAAGACGGGCAAGGCCGTGGCAAAGATGGCCGTGGCCACTATCAGCTTTACCGCCGTCCGGGCCAAGTACGCCCTCCTTGGGCTGGACATGGTGGAGGTGTAGCCATGGAGATCCTCACGGACGACGGGGTTATCACCGGGGATTGTTATCAGGTGATGGCCAAGATGGAAAACAGTTCGGTCGACCACATCATCTGTGACCCTCCGTACTCCGCCAGGGTGCACTCACGCCTCGGCCTCGAGCGGCGTAAGGACGGGGCCAAGAAGCGAGATGAACTCGACTTCGAGGCCATGAACCGGGCCCGCATGAGCTCTGCTTCGCTCAAGTTCTGCCGGCTTGCCAAGCGCTGGATCATCATCTTCTGTGACGAGATCAGTCTGGTGGAGTGGCGCCAGTGTCTCGAGGAAGCCGGCGCCGAATACGTCCGCATGGGAACCTGGGTGAAGTCCAACCCCATGCCCCAGATGACCGGGGATCGGCCTGCGGTTGGCACGGAGCAGATCGCGATATTCCACGCCCCGCGCAAGCGCGGCCGTATGCAGTGGAACGGTGGAGGCCGGCCAGCCACGTACATCGCTCCGAGCATCGAGCCAGGGATCCGCCGGTTTCACCCAACGCAGAAGCCTCTGTGTCTCATGGAGGCCGTGATCCGGGACTTTACCAACCCAGGAGACATCGTACTCGACCCGTTTGCCGGCGCAGGGAGCACGCTCGTAGCCTGCAAACGACTCGGCCGCGAGGCGCTCGGGATCGAGCGAAACAACCGGTATGCGGAGTCGGCCAGACTGCGACTCCGCGAGGCCCAGGAGCAACTGGACATGTTCCAGGAGGAAAGCCATGCGGCACTGTAAAGAATGCAAGCGCGATGTTGGCATGGACGGCGTGACGCTGAAGATGGCAAACGGCTACGAGCTGTGTCTTTGTTCGATCGCCTGTTTCCGCCTCCACTTCACCCGCACTCGTTCCATCGTGGACTTCTGTAACGACATCGCAGAACGGAGAGCCCGATGAGCGAGCGATTTGTCACCGCGTGGGTTTGCGTGAGCGTCGTCGGATGGGCCGCGATCTGGACGTATCTCTGCATCGCCTATGTCCTCGGCCCATGACGTTTGAAGACTCTCTCGAGCTCGGCCGTACGTACGAGGTTCGTATGGCCGATTGGCTCAAGGCCCGTGGCTGGCGCGTCCTGCCGGTATACGACTACTCCGGCAAGGGCGACAGTAAGGCACCTCGGTTCGAGGGGCGAGGCCCGATAACCAGTCTTGTGATGCCTGATCTTCTGGCCGCTCGAGACGGGGAGCTCAGGTTCGTCGAGGTCAAGTACAAGACTCGGCCGGACTATACCAGGGCTACGGGGCGGCTCGAGACAGGCATCAGCCTGCGCCTGTTCCGGGATTACCAGGCCGTGGAAGCCTGTACCGGGGCCCCCGTATGGATCGTCTGGATCCACGGCACGGCCAGGCCCGTGGCCAGCACCCTGGCAAAGGTTGAGCAGAATATGCGCGTGTATGAGGGCCCGAAGATGGGGCGCGGGGGGATGATTTTCGTTCCCCTGGACGCCTTGGACGAGGTACCCGGGTGGGAGGATTCCGATGCGTGAGGCAATCCGAGCGAAGTTTCGAACTATCGAGCGCAAGCGCCTGGCCGGGGATGTAGACGCCGCCATCCAAATGAATTGCATCGAGTGCATGGGCGGAGATTTCGAGGAGGCCAAGCGCTGCGCCGACACCGGTTGCCCGCTATGGCCCCACAGTATGGCCGCTCGCCAAGATCGGCTCGTGGAGTTACGGACACTTGCAAACCGTCGTAAGTCGAAACAGGCCGGTTTGGTAAATCGGCGCAGGTTGGCCCGCCAGATTACCTCCGGGGGCCAGAATGAGCGATAGCCACATCCTCTCGGGGGGCGCTGGATGGATGGACGTCCGAGACATGAACGAGGATGAGCGCCTCGTTCTGGAGCGAATTGCCGAGCGAATGCGCCATGGCCGTAAGCAGTACGGACACTTAGACGTCGCCAGGGAGGGGATGGACTGGCTGGAGGAGGCCACTCAGGAGCTGCTAGACGGCTGTGTTTACTTGGCTTCTGAAAATATTAAACTGGCACGTCGCTTTTCTCTTGAAAGCGGGTCAAAAACGTGCTATACAAGCGTTAGCGAACCACGAGGCGCTTTTAGCCATGGCTTAGCTAAAAGATCTAAGAGATCTACGCAAAATTTGAAGCGTAAGTATCAGTCGAAGCGTCGGCTGGTAGAGCGCTACCGAGAGCCATGCGAGCGACTGTGGCGGCTCCAGGACGAGCTCAGGCGCGACGCCCTGGGAGTAACGTCTTCCCTTGTGGCCACCGAGAAACGGCTCATGCGCATTGCCTCGCTGCTCCACGATGGCATCACCGAGGCCGAGTGTGAGGCCGTGCTCCGGCAGTACGCCAAGGAAAGCCGCGAGAGGGCCGAGACGGCAAGGTGGTTCAACGGCGATACGAACTGGCGCCCGGATAACTTCGACCGGGCCCTGGGCGCCGCCCAGGTAGACAAGCCAGACGAGCTCGACGAGGCCATCAAAGAGCTTAATGCTAAGAATGCGTGGCCTCGCCCTGTTACCAGTGAAGAGAGTAAGCCAGGTCGATAACCAGTGTGGAACACCTGGTACGCAATCCACGACTATGATCGGCTGAGCAACCCATCATGTCTGGATATCGATCCGGTCAAGGCGGGAGAAATGAACCGCCAAGGCTTTGGCATCTATTGGGCCGTGAACCTGTTCCACGGCGCTAGGCGCCGCGAGAACCTGGATCGGATCCTGGCCTGGTACGTCGATATCGACAGTGGCAGCAAGGAGGAGCAGATGGCTAGGCTTCAGCGATCTCCGCTCGCTCCCACACTGGTTATAGAGACTAAGAACGGCTACCACGCCTACTGGAAGGCCAAGGATGCCACACCGGAGTCGTGGGACGACATCGTGCGACATCGGCTCGTGCCGTTCTACGGCGCGGACGAGCGAGCTCGAGACGTCTGCCGCATCATGCGAGTCCCCGGCTACCTGCACCAGAAAGATCCGGCCGATCCCTTCCTGGTTAAAGTTGTCTGGTTTTGGGATGTTGGTTATCGGGAACACGAAATCGCTCAAGCCTACCCGCTAAACGCCGATGGTCTAAGCATGGGTCCGAGACCCACAATGCAGGTCGAGACCTACGCCTCAGACGGCTTTTGGGAGGCCGTGTTTCGCCTGGACTGTGCCAAGGGGCTGCGGCGGCTGAGCGGCCACCCGGCCGTCAACGGAGAGCGTTACGAACTCCGTCCTACGACACGCGGTAACCAAAACGTGTACGTCAACGGCCGGTGTAGCAGTTGCTGGATCGATAACCAGGGGAGGATTGGCAGCCTGAGCCGTGGTGGGCCGAGCCTGTACCAGTGGCTCAGGTGGTTTGGCAACAGCCCCCGGCGCTGCGCAGAGGTGCTCAAGGAAGTCTTTCCCGAGCTCGCCGAGGTCGGCCAGTGATCGACTTTGGCCTCAACTTCGCCAGCTCCTCGCAGCGGCTTATCAACGAGGAGCATGAGCGCAAGCTGGCTCTCCGAAAAGAGTTGCGGTATGGGATTGGCTACCTGGACGATGCACTAGGCGGGATTTTGCCTAACGACTTGATTCTAGTCGGCGCCCGCACTGGCGTAGGTAAAACGGCGCTAGCGGCCAGTATCGCACAGGCCAATTTTCTGGCCGGAAAGCGCGTGCATTACTTCGCTCTCGAGGCCGAACCGAAAGAGATCGAGCGGCGTCTTAAATACCGTGCGCTCGTCGATGCCTTTCTGGTTACCGGCCGCGAGGTGCCCGCAAAGCTTTCTTACCAGGCGTGGTATCGCGGTGAGTTGGACTGGGAATTCGCTGGCCTCGACGTCGAGGATCGGCTCCGAACAGAGTTTGCCAGCTTGAGTACGTTCTACCTCGAGGGTGGCGAGTTCGGCCTGTCTCACCTGGACAGGGCTATCCGGGCTATCCAGGATCAGACGGATCTCATCATCCTGGATCACTTGCACTACGTCGATACCCACGACGATAACGAGAACCGTGGTTATAAGGCCATCGTTAAGCGCATCCGCGACCTGTCCATTGGGCTAGGTAAACCGATCATCTTGGTTGCTCATTTGCGTAAGCGTGATCGCCAAGACCGGAGTATCGTCCCGGATATCGAAGATTTTATGGGTAGCTCCGATATCGTGAAAGTGGCGACACGGGTGATTATGATTTCGCGGGGCAACGGGAAGAGTGGCGCGCCATCTAACACCGTGCTAACTTATATAACGACGCCTAAGAACCGTATGGATGGCTCGGTGACACAGTATACGGGCCTCCTGAGATACAACGTTTCACTTGGACGCTACGAATCTGGGTACGTCCTGGGGCGGGCCGCAGGGGACAAGTTCGAGCGTATCGCGGCATCCGAGTTGCCTTATTGGGCTCTTAGGTAGCCCCCATTGGTGAGGGGGCGTTGCATTCGCCAGGGTAGGGAACTGGCGGTGTGGCAGAGGGGAGATTCGTATGCTCGGACCTATCATGTTCCTCTGTAAGAGGCTTAAGAAACAGGTTTCTGATGGCCGTGAGCTGGCATCGGAGCTCCGCTCGGCAAACGCCGAGCTGCTCACGGCCTGTCACCGGATGCTCCGGGCGTGGGACATGTCTGGCGACGAGCTGGCATGTGCTGCGGCGTATCTGCACGCCAAGCTAGACAACATGGACAGGATGATCGACGGTGAGTGGCAGATCGGCACCGTCGATAATACAGACTGGGTAGCCTTCACCCGAGCCATCGATAGGGCTCGCACAGGCACCGAGCATCTGCTGAAGAGCAGCGCTCGAGCGACAGCATAGCGAAATGCTCCCGCATTCTCCGCCCGGGAAGGCGTAGAATGTAGTTGACTGGCATGCCGGTTAACTGCTAGCTTCTGTCCGTGTCCACGGCACAGAGGCTGGTCCTAGCGGCCAAAGGCCAAGCGGTAGCGCTTCGGAACGTACTCGAGGCCGCCTACTACGGCGACAGCCCGGGCGTGGTTGACGATGTCCTGCGCCATGCGCTCGAGATGGCCTTGGACCTGGAGCGTGGCCTTGGCCTCGCCGAACGGATGTGCTCTGCGCAGGGGGAGAAGCCATGACGCATATGACGTTGCTCGATTACCAGTCTGGAGCTCTGCGGACGCTTGGCGAGCGTCGCGATGCCCTGCCCTATCTCGCCCTTGGACTCATCGGGGAGGCCGGTGAGGCCACCGAGGTCATCAAGAAGTATGTTTACCACGGCCATGAGTTCGACCGCACCAAGCTGGCGCTTGAGCTTGGTGACGTGCTCTGGCATATCGCCACGATCGCCCACCGAGCTGGGCTCACGCTTGAAGAGGTGGCTCAGATGAATCTGGACAAGCTCGCCAGGCGCTACCCTGAGGGTTACAGCGACGAGGCCAGCCGGAGTCGCCTTTGAGCTGGGCTGAGCTCGGTTACCAGGCGGCGCTTGCCCTGGGCCTCATCGCGATGCTCTGGCTCCTCTTTGGCGAGGACAGGTGGCGGCATTAATGCGCTTTTACGCCGTCACGGTCACGGACAACACCGGCGCCGCTGCCACGCTGTACGAAGGCGAGGACGAGGAGCGGGCCTATGCTCTGTTTGACAAGCTCGAGGCAACGGCCAACGGCTGCGAGCTCTTTCTCGAGGTTCGCTCGGTGGCCAGGGAGCAACTCCAGTGAGGGAATTGCGCGCTCGCAAAGGCCTCCGCCTGCTACCCAATGAGAGCATTGGGCCTGACAGGTCCGAGGCCTCTTACAGAGGCGACGTAAGGCAGTGGAGTACAGATCTGGAGCCTATCCTTGGCACTGGCAGGATTGATTACTACGTGGTGGGTGACTTCGCCGGGGAATGGATGGGCGTTTTTGTCAACAATGACGGCACGTCGCTGACGTTCCGTGATGCTTATCCGGAAGTTGGATAAATGGAGGCTGATATGGACGACAGTCTGACCTGGGAGCAAATGAAGTCCATCGAGCCAGGCCTTGCCAGGCTGGAAGAGGCCGTCCTGGCCATCAGGGACGACGGATCCACGCGCTCGTATTGCGCAAACGCAGTTTGGTACGGCTGGAACGATGGGCCGAGCTATAAGGATTGTATGAATGCTCTCGTTGGGTGGCACAGAGACAGAAACACCCATCCGTTTATGCTTACTTCCGACGCATGGGCAATAGCCCATGATGCTCTGTATGGCAAGGCCTTGTCTGTGTCGTGTCGCGGGTGCTGGTGTGCCTAAGAAGGTTGTTTTCGAAGTCGAATTCCTCTGGGCGCGTATCAGAGAACTTGAGGACGAACTCTACAAGAAGAACAGCGCTATGCGCCTGGCTAGTATCCCAAAATCCACGCAGAGATGCTGTTGTAACGACGAGAAGCCAGAGTGTTACGAGAGGCTGGTGGAGGTAAACGAGCTGCTGCGAAGGGATAACGAGCGTCTTCGCGTGCAGTTTGAAACCGTGGTAACCGCCGTTCGGCACGGCCTTGTCAAGATCGGCGATGACCACTAGGTACCAGCAAGGCTACGCCTTCGAGAACCGGGTCAAGGCTGACATCCAGCGGCATGGATACTATGCCGTGCGCTCGGGCGGCTCCAAGGGCATCGTGGATATACTGGCCGTGCGTGAGCACAGCCCTCGAATCCTAATGGTGCAGTGCAAGCGCAAGGGTGCCATTAGCCGGGAAGAGTGGAACGAGCTACTCCGCTCGGCCGAGCTGTACGGCGGCCACGCCCTGATGGCCTATATGCCAGGGGCCAGGGGAATTGAGTATCGCGGACTGGTTACCGAGCGAGCTCACGGCGATAGTGTCGAGGCGTGCTCTGTGAAGTGGGAGTGGAACCCGAAGTAAAAGGCAAGGGGGAGAGATGAATACCAAGGGCAATACGACGGCGAAGCGTGGCAGCATGGAGGATCTGGCTGGCCTGTGGAAGAACCGTGGGGCTGGTTTCTCTGGTCAGGTTAAGGAGCCTATCACGCTCAATCCCGGCGATCGCATCCAGCTGTTTGAGAATCCTGACGCCACGGAAGAGAACCGCAAGCCTCTGTACCGGCTTAAGGTGTCGCGGGCTACCGAGGGCACGGGCAACGGCTGGTGAGGCCAGGTCGGAGTGGCTATAGCGCCGAGGAGCTCTTTGATGAGCTCGAGGGTGAAGCCTACTCCGATGATCTCTGGATTTACTATCCGCCCTGGCACGACAGGATGGCCGACGGTGGCCTATCTCCTGGTTATGGGCCCAAGTCGGCTGGTGCCTTCCAAACCAAGATCCAGGCCTATCGCGACAGTATCTGGGGCGGAGGTCTCTGGCACGATGACGAGGAACCTAAGCGGGTGCCTGTAGCCAGGAAAGAGCGTAGGCCGGAGCTCCTGGAGCAGCTCGAGCGCTACGTGGCTCGCCATAGCACCGAGATGAGCGAGCTACAACTTGCGTTCTATTACGGTTTCTACAGGGATAACAAATCACTGGGCCGCCTTGCCGCTGAATATGGCAAGCCTCTGTCAACTGTGCGCGAGCTATTACGCAGACTTAGGCGCCGGGCCGAAGCGTACTAACGCATTGTGTAACCCGCCCTGCCCTGGTTAGGGCCTCTGCACATATCCACGCGGGCTGGCGCCACCGTTTCAATAGCCGGCGCAAACACCTAGCAACGTGCTCTCGGCCCGCAATCTAGATGCGGCCATGTCCTCGCTGTGGCGCGAGTAATCGGTCCAGCAAGGGTAAGTGTCGGCCGTGCGATGCTCGGGGTGCCGCCGAGCGTACCAGGCGCCTCCGCGACGCTGTCTATGCTGGTTATGGTGGCCGCTGCGTTTGCTGCTCCGAGCCGGACCCAGACAAGTTGAGCCTAGACCATATCGATGGTTCTGGAGCCGCGCACAGGCGAGCCCGTGGCTCAAGGCGTGGTGCCAATCGGTGTTTTTACCGCTGGGTTATCGCTTCTGGATATCCAGACGTGCTCCAGCTGCTTTGTGGCAGTTGCCACCTAGCCAAGACAAGGCGTGGCCGCTGTACATGTGGTTTTGGGCCGGTGCTTGGCATAACTAGCGGATTAGTTTGAGTCTTCGCGCCCTGCGGGCAACGAGAGTCGCGCGAGCGGTAAGGCGCGAAGCGCGACAAAAGCAGAGAACCCACGCATGGCTAAGCCACTGAAACTCTGCATCTTTTCGTTCTGCAGAGAGCCGTTAACGGAGAGCATTGAAGGGCCTTATCACGAAGCTTGCTTCGCTCGAGCCATGCGGATTGTCAACGGAGATGAGTTGGCGGCTCCGGCGAAACTGGCTCCGGCGAAACTGGCTCCGCCAGCGGCCGCGTGTGCGACGTCCCGAAAAGAGCCGCACTCGAGCTAACCGGTACCCTGTAGGACATAGGCCATCCTGGGGCGAAGGCCGATTCTGGGCTTAAGCAAGCGTTCTTGCTTAGGAAAGAACCAAAAGCAAGGCTTTTTCACCCGAGCACCAACCCAAAGCCGGCCTAGTTCAGGTGAGGCCGGGTGGGGCACGGGGCCCGATCACCCCCCCCTTTGGGGGTGGGGTACCTCGGGCCTCTAGCCCCGCGCTACTGGATCCCCAAAAACCAATTCGGGGCAGGCCCCTGAAAAGGCTGCATTGAATAGCTGGCATAGCGCCAGCCTGCCCCGCCTTTGCTCACAGGCCACGCGGACGCACAGGCCTCGCACCACTGGTTATCGATCTAGGTAACCAGTCGGATTACCAGGAGAAGCCGATTGAAGCGCGCTCGAGCCAGCTTTGACGCCGAGAACAATGAGCTTTGGTGGGACATCCGCCGGGCCAGGCACGCCGGGGAGCTCCCCAGACTGGACTGCAACCGTTGCAACGGTACTGGCGAGGTTGTCTGGCACCGTACCAGATCGGAGCCGCTCCACGGTCAGGCCAGGCGCTATGGCAAGAAGCCGTTTCGCGAGTTTAGGACGAGCGTGAGCGTTGAGCCTTGCGTTTGCCTCTTCCAGCCGGCTCGCAGGAAAGCCGTTCGCGAGTCCACGGCCCTGATCGGCCTGTTCACGGCCATGGCTGCTCTGGGGTGAGCGTCAGGTGTGCCGGGCCGGGCTGTGATCAGCTAGTCCATAACTCCGGCGACGCTTGCAGCCGGTGCCGGGCCAAGGGAATCCAGTCTAGCTTTGTTGCCCCGACAGAGCCGTTAGCCAGGAGCGAGGGTACTCCATCCCTGGACGAGCTCACAGGGCAGAGCCTCCGCCAGCTCCGGCGCCAGCTAGACAAGCTGGATTACCAGATCAACGCCAAAGACAGCTACGACGCCCACCACACGGCCGAGGCCACCAAGTTGGCCCGGGCTATCTCTGGCCTGCTCAAGGAAGCCAGGGCCCTGGAGAAAGATGCCAGGGACGAGGCCGATGAGCTGGGCCATGAGGGCCGGATCGACCTGATGGTGGAGTGGTTCGGGACGTTGCCGCCAGAGTACCGGGCCCGGCTTGTGTCGAGGCTGGAAACCAAATGAAGCTGACAAAAACCGTCCAGGTGCACATCAGTTACCACGCCTGCGATCGCTGCCGACGTGAAATGGAATGCCGACTGATGACGCACGATTCCAACCTGACTCAGCAGAAAGACGGCAGTTGGACTCTGGACGGCGGCTATTATCGCCACGAGGACTGGTACCTGGATGTCGAGGGCACCGGCAAGGACTTTTGCCGGCCCTGCTTTCAGGAACTCCGTAAGCAGTTCTTTGCCTCGCTGAGCAAGGAGCCGGAGCCAAAGCAGGCAGAGCCCAGGCGCGAGTATTTCAAGCATCTGCCTACGGTAACCGGCTTCACAAAGTACGAATGAGTGGTTGTCACAACTGCGGCGCGGATAACTGCGACAATGGCACGATCGTTGTCAGCTGGGATCCAGAGACTGGCGAGGAGCAGAGTTTTGTCCTGTGCCTCGCCTGTGCTGACGCCGAAGACGAGCGCTTCTTTGCCGAGGCCTTTGCCAGGGCCGACGACGCTGAGACTGAAGAGTTTTAGGTGATCTCCTTCCGCCCGGCAGAGAGCCGCGACATGCCTTTTGTCATGTCCAGCTGGCTCAAGAGCTTCAAGACGAGCAACGCAGCCGGGCTCCTGCCGTTTAACCTGTACTACGACGCCTATCGCCTAGCCATCCAGCAGCTTCTAGATCGCGGCTCCGTGGTTTACGTGGCCTACGTGCCAGGGGAAGACGAGGCCAAGAGCGATATCTATGGCTGGGCCTGTGTAGAGCGTGGCTTTGATAAGCCCCTCGTCCACTACGTGTATGTAAAGCAGCCGTATCGGCGCCTGGGCGTGGCTAAGGCACTGCTCCGAGCCGCTGGCGTTCACGTCTCACAGCCGTTTTTCTATACCTATCGCACGCCAATCGTGGCCGAGCTGCTCCGTGGTCGCCGCCAGGCCGTCTGGATGCCAGTTCTGGCCCGATCCCGAAAGGCCGAAGCCGATGAATCTGAAGCAGGTTAGGTTCCGCGAGGCTGTGAAGCTTCGGGATAGCCGGGTTGAGTACGGCTTTAGCATGGGCGACGCCCGCACCAAGGAAACGCTGGATATCCGGCTCGAGGCCGGCTCGGTGGTTATTCGTCATACGCGCGGCGATCACGCCGGGCAGGCCGTATTCGTTCCGCTGGGCAACGTCCTGTATTACTACCCCGACGAATCTGCCGCCGATGGCTTTGAGATGGGCCGCAACGAGAAGGCTGTTATCGGCGAGCCTCTGGCTGACGCCCTGAAACGCGTCAAGTCCAAGAAGTAGTGCTCTTTGGTTATCTCTGCTTTCTCCTGGCCGCCCTGTGGTGGTGCACGGGCGTGCTTTGGCTGCTAAGTGGCCAAGAAAAAGAAAGTACAAGATGCCCTCTTTGCCAGGCTGAAGAGGGATTTGGCGGCTGGCTCTGCCGAAGAAGCTGAACGCAAGGCCTCGCTCCTCCGCTCCAGGCTCTTCCAGCAACAGCTAGACTTCCTGAACGATCCCAGCCGCAAAAAGACGCTGCTTTGTCCCCGTCGCGCGGGTAAGACGTATGCGCTAACCACCCTCCTGGTTACCACCTGTCTAACCAGGCCCCGCGCCAACTGCGTTTACATCACCATGACGCGGGGAACGGCCCAGAGCCTCATCTGGGAAGAGCTCAAACACCTAGATACCGAGTTGGAACTTGGTATCAACTTCCACAATACCAACCTGGTAGCCACATTCCCCCGTGGCGGCTCCATCAAGCTCACCGGGGCCGAAACGGCCCACGACGTCGATAAGCTCCGCGGCAAGCCCTATGACGTCGTCGTCCTGGACGAGTCCAAAAGCTTTCCGCCAGACATCATCGATGAGCTCGTAAAGCAGGTCATCGAGCCTGCGCTGCACGACAGGGCCGGTACGCTGATCATGGCCGGCACCCCGGGTGCCATCCTGGCAGGCGTTTTCTACGAAGCGACTCGCGAGGGCTCAGCGATTACGAGGCCTTGGAGATCGCGCGAAGGCTGGGAACGGCCGTTTACCTGGTCGGGACACTCCTGGAATACCTCTGATAACCAGGCGATGCCACACATCTGGCAAGGCTTCCTCGCAGACAAGGAGGCCAACCGGTGGCACGACGATGATCCCATCTGGCGCCGTGAGTACCTGGGCCAGTGGGTGGCCGACGATTCCGGCTTCGTCTTTCGCTACAACGATGAGCGCAACTCTTGGTTACCGGAACTGTCCGAGGGTAACCCGTTTGGCCTTCCCGATGGCCATGAGTGGCGTTTCGTCCTAGGGGTCGACCTAGGCTTTAACGATGACACGGACATCGAGGTCGCGGCGTACAGCGAGACGTGCGACACGATGTACCACGTCTACAGCTTCGCACAGCCTGGCCTGGTTGTCTCCGAGATAGCCAGGGAGTTGCGCAAGGCTGAGCAGATCTTCGGCCAATTCGACGCCATGATCGGCGACCGAGGCGGCCTCGGCAGGACGATCATCGAGTCTCTCAACGCTGAGTATGGGTTCGATATCCAGCCGGCAGAGAAGCAGGAAAAGCGCGATCACATCGAGCTCTGTAACTCGGATCTCATGGCAGGCCGCATCAAGGTGCTCCGCGGGAGCCATCTTGAGCGGCAGATGAAATACGCGCAGTGGGACGAGCGCGGCAAGGACATCGACAAGGGCTTTCCTGATCACGCGATCGACGCCTTTGTCTACCTCTGGCGTCACTGTTTCCACCACTACACCCGGCAGGTGGTTGAGGCGCCAAAGCGCGGCACCGAGGCCTATTACGCCTGGGCAGAGGCCCAGGAAGAGGCCCGCCTGGCCGAGCAATACGAGCGCAACGCCGAAACTGACTGGTGGGAGCGCGATAACTTAGAAGAGGTTTGGAATGACGATTGACGAGGTGGAGCGCCTCCTGGCGCTCATGAAAAGCCACGGCCTCCGCCGCGTCAAGGTGGGAGAGGTCGAGCTCGAGCGAGACGCTCCCGACCTGGCCTCCGAGTGGAATGCGGCCATGGCGGAAGAGCTTGAGAAGCTCAAGGCCACGCCGGAGGCCGAGCAGCCTCGCGTAACGATCTACGACGATCCCGATCTCTGGCCCGATGGCCAGGTTCCGCGCCTCACCAAGAAGTCGTAAGGCTCCATGGATACGCCCGCGTGGTGGACGTCCCCGAAGGGGGAGGCGCACGAGTCTGTCTTTGAGTACGTGCGTGCCCTTGAGGAGGAGCAGGATTACCTCCACGAGGAGAATATCTGGCACGCCCGGCTCTATGCCAACTGCGATCTCCTTGGCCTAGATTGGACGGTTCGCGGCCGCCAGTACGGCCGCAAGCCGCTGGCTGGCGAGGAAAACGTCATCTGCTCGGTGATCGACACCGCGGCATCGATGATCGCCAAGAACCGGCCGCGTGCAACTTTCTTGACGGACGGGGCTGATTTTACCGCCCAGCGCCGGGCCAAGCTCCTGGAGCGTTTCGTAGAAGGCCTCTTTCATCGTCTCAACGTCTATGACGTCGCGGCGGATGTGTTCCGCGATGCCTGCATCTTCGGCACCGGCGTCGTTAAGGTGTTCCGGGACGGAAACGACATCAAGCTCGAGCGATGCCTCATCGATGACATCATCGTGGATGAGATGGAGTGTCGGACGGGCAATCCCCGCCAACTCCACCATCGCTGCTTTGTCGATCGCGAGGTTTTGAAGGCTGATTTTCCGAAGCACGCCAACGCTATCGAACTGGCTAACAAGAACGATCGTCAGTACGTCTCATATCGGCAGGTGCAAGACAACCAGGTTGTGGTCATCGAGTCGTGGCACCTGCCCTCGGGGCCTGGAGCCGACGATGGCCGGCACACCATCTGTCTGGATAACGTCACCCTCCAGGACAAGAAGTGGAGCGGGCCATCGTTCCCGTTCCGGTTCTACCACTGGAGCAAGCCCGTCGTCGGCTTCTATGGCCAGGGGCTGGCCGCCCAGCTCACCGGGATCCAGCTCCGAATCAACAAGCTGAATAAGTTTATCGCGGCGTGTCAGGACTTGATTTCTACCCCGCGCATCTTTGTGGATGTGGCCTCCAAGACTCTCAAGGCCCACATCACCAACCAGATCGGGGCCATCATCCCCTATCGCGGGAAGCCGCCCATCTTCCTGACGCCGCAGGCCATCAGCAACGATGTTTACCAGTACAAGGAGACGCTTAAGCGCTCCGCGTACGAGTTCGCAGGCATTTCCCAGCTCACAGCCTCGAGCAAGAAGCCGCAGGACGTTGAGTCCGGTGCCGCGCTCCGCGAGCTGAACAATATCGAAACCGAGCGCTTTTCCATCCAGGCCCAGCGTTACGAGTCACTACATCTGGAAATCGCCAAGATGCTCGTGGAGATCTCCAGGGAGATCCACGGCGATGGCGGACGGGTGGTTAGCGTCTTCTCTGCCAAGAACCTGGTGCAAAAGATCGAGTGGGATCAGGTCGAGCTTGACGAGGATAAGTATAGCCTCTCCATCGAGGCTGCCGGCATCCTGAGTCGGCTCCCTGCCGGCCGTAAGCAGGACGTTATGGACTGGGCCCAGGCCGGGCTCATCGATACGGATGAGGCGAGGCGGCTCCTTGGCCACTCTGACCTAGAGCGTACCAAGTCACTGGCTAACGCGGCCATCGAGGACATCGAGGCCACCATCGAGGAACTCCTGGACGGAAAGCAGCCTGTGCCGGAGCCCTATCAGGACTTGCAGCAGGGGCTCAGGCGCGTCCAGATGGCCTATCTCAAGGCCAGGCACGAGAACGCCCCCGAAGACATTCTCGAGGCCATGCGGCAGTGGATGAGCCAGGCGGAGGGTATGCTTAACCCTCCTGCCCCGCCCGTTCCTGCGACGCCTGCGGATCCGGCGGCCCCCCCGCCTATGCCTGTGGATCCGGCCATGGCCACGGCAGGACCTATGGATCCGGCCGGTGGACAGCCTACGGCTGCCTTGGCCCCGGAGGCTATGCAGCTTATCCCGACCTAGCGGCCCGCCAGGATTCCACGTCCTTGGACGAGGCCTTTAGGTGCTTTTCGCACAGGAAGCGAAAGCGTGGCCCCTTGGAGCGGCTCTTACAGCCTGGGGCGATGCAGGACATATCGCGCTTGACGGCCTTCTTGGCCACTGGCGCGGCCGGGGCCTGCCTAGCGGCCTTGGCGGGCCCGCCTAGGGCTGCAAGTAGTTGATTTCTGGTTTCCTCCTGGATGGCGTCAACGAGCTTTGCCAGGAGCTCCTTAACCCGCGGGCTGTCCATGCACTGGTTATAGGCATGGGCCCGGGTTTTCCGCAAGTCAAAGAGGATATCCCACATGGCCGAAGTTGAAAGCGGCGCCGAGGTTCAGGCCGAGGCTACGGAAACTGCTCCCGATCTTATCGCCCTGGCGACTGCCAAGCTCGTGGGCGAGGCTCCGGCAGAGCCTCCTGTGGTTACCGAGGAAAAGCCGGTTACCAAAGAGGAGCCCAAGGCGGATGCGTCCGCTGACAGTGGACAGACCGCCAGACCGGACAAGCCAGCCGAAGAGGCCGCGCCCCCGCCCGAGGTTTCGAAGCACCTCGAGGCCGTCCACAGGGCCAAAAAGAAGGCCGACCAGGAGATTGCCGCGGCCAAGGCGGCCCTGGAGAAGCAGAAGGCCGAACTCGAGGCGGCGCTCGCCAAGGCCAAGGAATTCGAGGCCAAGAAGAATCTGGCCGTTCTGGATCCTGTCGCCTTCTATGAGGAGGTTCTCGGGGTTAAGAGTGGTTTTCGAGACATCAGCGGCCAGTTTCTAGCCAGAGAAATGGGGGATCAGGCCCCTAAGGAACTCAAAGAGCAGAAGCAGCAGTATTCGCTCCAGAAGCAGATCGAGGAGCTCCGCGGCCAGCTCGAAAGAGAGCGGCAGGCCCGGGAACAGGCGGCCCAGCAGGCAGAGGCGCAGCGCTTTATCACGACGTATCAGGCAAGCGTGGCCGATCACCTGGCCAAGGCTACTGATGCGCTTTTCGTGAAGGCAGCGTACTCCAAGCGTCCCGCTGAAACGCTCAGCTCTCTTATGCAGGTAGCCAGCAACCTGGCGCGCGAGCGCATGGAAGCTGGCGATCCCACCACGCCTACTCCGGCGGAGGTGGCTGAGGCCTATAACAAGACTCTCGAGGAAGAGGCCTCAATTTTCGCAGAGCTGTTTAAGCCTAAGCAGACGGAATCCGCTCCGGCCACCAAAGCAGAGACTCCGGCCAAGACGCTATCGCAGTCAAAGACTGCAACCTCAACCACCAAGCGTCAGGCCCCGATGAGCGAGGAAGAGCGCATCGAAAGAGCGAAGCTCGCCTTGCTCGGCAAGTTGCAAGACTAATCAATTTAGCCTTTTAGCATTGCCTTACGAGGGCCTGACAGGAGCAACCTGTCATGGCTTCCGCTGTTACCACTACGACTTTTGCAGACATGCTCAAGACGCTCTATCCGGCCGGCGTGCCGGAGAACGTCGCGAGCCGTAATCGCGTTCTCCTCTCGAAGCTCGCCAAGAAGGACGGCTTCACCGGCGCCAACATGGCCGTGCCGATCTGGTACGGCAACCCGATGGCCCGCTCGGCCTCGCTGAGCACGGCCGTCACCCGTTCGACGAACACCAACATTGCCCCGGCGAAGTCGGAGCAGTGGGTCGTTACCCGCGCGAAGGATTACGCGGTTACCACGATCGACGCCGAGGCCATCATGGCTTCGCGCGACAACCCGGGCGCCTTTGTCGAGGCTCGCAAGAGCCAGATCGACATGATGCTCGACCAGCTCGGGCATTCGGCCTCGATCGCGTGCTACGGCTCGGGCTCGGGCTCTATTGGCCGCCGGAGCTCGCTGTCCAGCAATACGATCACGCTGACGGTTCCCGCTGACGCCAAGAACTTTAGCGTTGGCATGTCGCTCGTTGCGGGTCCGAATGACTCTGCTTCGGGCCTCCGCACCAACTCGGCCGTTGTGTACGTCACGGCGGTTGATCTGGACGCTGGCACGGTTACCGTCAACGATGCGTCGCTCGTCGGTTCGTTTGCCGACAACGATTACCTCTTCCCGGAGGGCGATCCGGGCGTCAAAATGAAGGGCCTTGCCGGATGGCTGCCGCTCACGGCGCCTACGGCCGGTGACTCGTTCTTTAGCGTCGATCGCTCGGTTGATACGGTTCGGCTTGCTGGTAACCGGCTGGATAACAGCTCGGCGCCCATCAGCGAGAACCTGCTTACGCTCGCCGAGAAGTGCGTCATGGTGGGTGGGCGGCCGGATGCGGCCTACCTGAACCACACCAACTTTTCCACCCTCGTTAAGGAGCTCGGATCCAAGGTTGTTTACAACGATGGCGGCGGGAAGGCTGGCGTCGGTTTCCGCGGGGTTGAGATCTACACGTCGGCCGGGGTTCTCACCGTCTTCCCGGATCCCGATTGCCCCTCTAACCGCGGCTACGTGCTCCAGATGGACACGTGGAAGCTCCATCACCTCGGCGGCTTCCCCCACCTGGTTATGGACGATGGCAACAACGCGATCCGCCAGGCCTCGGACGACGGGATCGAGGTTCGCGCCCGCTACTACGGCCAGCTAGTTTGCACGGCCCCGGCGTTTAACGGCGTGATGTCTATCTAGTTGGCCTTGACGGGGTTGGGCTAGGCGGAGGCCTGGCCCGCCCCGTCTAAACACAAGGATTTACTATGGCTAAGATCACTTCGCCCATCCGGGCCGAGGGCAAGGAATACGTCATTGTGGCGGGCTCCTTCGCTCCCAACGGCTCTGGCGCGGTTTCGGCTGCGAGCAATGAGGGGGCTGGCTGGAGCGTGGCTCGGACTAGCGCCGGGCTCTTTACCATCACCTTTCATGAGGCCTACCCGGACATGATTTCGGGCGTGGCCTGCCTTCAGCTGGCTTCGGCCGACGACAAGTATTGCCAGGTTGGCGTCTATACCCAGGCGTCTAAGACGCTCACCATTCGAGTCTTTGACGCCTCCGGCGGCGCCGTGGACGACGTCTCCGCCAACGCCAACAATCGTATCAACTTTATCTGCATCTTCCGCCGCACCGGGCTCACTGCCTAGGCAAGGAATAAACCATGGCTGACTACGTTAAGGAACAGCTCGAGGCCCGCCGGACTATCCCGGCTGCCACGACCGAGGGGGCGATTGCCCCCGCCCGTGGCTCGCGCTTCGGCGAGGCCTACGGCCAGCTCGTTGGCAAGGGCTGTTATGCCCTGGCCGACGAGGGCTCGTATTTCGTCGCCTCTAACCCCACTCCGGGCACCGGCATCGCTGGGATCGCGGCTACTGGCGCGTTCTCTGACGCCGAGAGCCTCCTGGTGCTCAAGAACACCTACACGGCGGCCGAGGGCAAGCGGATCTATCTGGATCGGCTCCACCTGATCGTGACGGCGGCCGGCGCCAACGGCACGGATCACCGGTACGTGTCCAAGATCGACACCGGCGTGGAGCGCTACACGTCGGGCGGCTCGACGATCACCCCCGTGAACGTCAACCACGACGCGAGCTCGACTCTGTCGGCCACGTGCTACTTCGGGGCGCTTGTCACGACGTCGGCCTCGAGCAACGTCCGGCTTATCCAGAGCGGCCTGATCCGTAGCGTCATTGCTGTCGTGGGCGATAAGTATACGTTCGACTACGGCGCGGATCATGTCCAGCCTACCGGCATGGTTCTGGAGGGTACGGCGCAGTGCCACGCTGTCATTCCGCACGCGCCCATTGTTCTGCCGCCCGGCTGTACGTACGTGCTCTCGCTCCACGCGGCTTCGCAGACTGGCGCGACGTCGTACGAGTTCAATCTCGGGTTCTGGGTTCGCTAGTTAGCTTACAGGTGGTGGGTTAACCATGGCTCGTACGTTTACGCTGGCCCAGCTTCGCACCAAGGTCCGAGAACGTGCGGACATGGTTAATTCCACCTTCTGTTCCGACTCCGAGATCAACGGCTACATCAACGCCAGCTATACTTGGCTTTATGACATTTTGGTGAAATCTGGCCTTGGTTACTACGCCGAGAGCACCCAATCGATCACTGCCTCTGGGGCTGCCACTGTCAACCTCCCGGCAGACTACTACGCCACTCTAGGGGTTGATTACCAGGCTGGGGCTGATCGCTGGGTCGAGCTCTTCGAGCTCATGCCGCAGGAGCGTAACCGCTACGGCGTGGGCACGGCAGGTGATCAGGCCCTTGGTTACCGGATCACCGGTACCACGATCACGTTCTACCCTACTCCGGCCAGCGGCCAGGTGTATCGCCATATCTATATCCCGGCCCCCACCAACCTGTCTGGCGATTCCGACACGGTCGATGGCGTCTCTGGCTGGGAAGAACTGATCGTCGTAGACGCGGCGATCAAGTGTCTCCAGAAGGAAGAGAGTAACACGGTGCCGCTCGAGCGGGACAGGGAGCGACTCATGGCCAGGATCGAGGAAATGGCCGAGAACCGCGCCCTTAACACGCCTAGGCGCGTCGTGGATGTCTATGGCGACGCCGTGGATCCGGACTGGCCGGCCGGCCGACACGGGGTTCGCTGGTAAGCCATGAAACAGCTCCCCAGGGCCACAACCGGCATCGAGTCGGTTGACGCCGTGATCGAGCAAATCAGGACTCGCCTGAACGAGCTTGCCGGAGATCCAAGAGCCAGCCGACGCACGTTGTCTGGTGTCACGCTGAATAACGGCTCTGTCACGCTCATACGTCACGGCCTTGGCAAGAGGTGGAGCGGATACCAGATCACGGCACAGCGCGGGGCCACGGCTGCGGGCTACATCAATTACCAGTCTGGCGCTGATGAGGACAAGTATCTCCGCCTCCTTGCCAGCGGCTTTGGCGCAGCCCTGACCGTGGATATCGAGGTCTGGTAAGTGCTTGAAACTCAGCTCATCCGCGTGCCATTCGTGGCAGGCCTGGACACCAAGAGCGACTCGAAGGCAGTAGAACCGCCATTCCTGGTTACTCTTTCCAACGGCGTGCTCACGTCTCGAGGGGTCATCCGCAAGCGCTACGGCTATACGCAACTTGGCACCTCGGTTTACCTGGCCGAGGCAACGTCCGCTTTTGATATGGGAGCATTCTCGCTCCAGACGCTACTTTCGCGAGGGGATGAGCTTCTTGCCCTTGGGCGCTCTGGAACGAACGTCGGGGGGCTGTATTCTTATGATATCGGCCAGTCCGAGTGGTATCACAAGGGTACCCACATCCCTGTCACCGTAACTCACCGGTCGGTCCCGAAGCGCAACGTAAACCAGAACCACGCCGACTATGCAGAGGCATCCGGCGTTGGGATCACGGCCTACGAGGACTCGGCCGGCGGCCTTAGGCTATCGGTGGTTGATACCGTCACCGGGAGCGCGATCTATTCCCAGTACCAGATCGCGTCGTATTCCCGGCCAAAGCTCATCGCGCTAAGCGGATCGATCTTTCTCTTTGGCGTCACTGGCACGACGCTGGCCGTCAAAAAGATCACACCCTCGGACGTTGCCGGCACGATCGGCAGTGCCTTTACGAACATCGCCACCAACCTGGCCGCCACGCCGAATTACGATGTTTGCGCCACGTCTAGTAACATGGTGGCGGTTTACGATACATCCACGGCTAACACGCTTGGCCTTAGAACCATCAGCACTGCGCTGGTAGTCAGCGCCCAGACCCCGCTGACGGCAGCTGGTGCTCCCACGTGCTGCGGCATCATGCCCAGCTTTGATGGCTCTAACGTTGGCGTCGTGTGGGCGTCTGCGGCGGCCGTGGAGCGCGTCGTTTACACCAACGCCCTTTCCCCTCTCGGTCTGGTTACCACGGTCGAAGCCGCGCCGGGCACCGTCAACCAGATCACGTGTTACTTCGGGACAAGCACTAGCACGCCTGTCACTGTTTACGAAAAGAATGCGGCGTCTGCCAGGAACCGCGAGGTTTGGAGTAACGGCGCCCTCCTGGTCACGCACAGCGCGCTGATTGCCAAGCCTCTGGATGCCACCCTTGGCACCTCGTCGGCCTCGATTCTCGTGCAGCATGAGAGCACGCTGCAGGCCACGGCGTTTCTATTGAACACCGGTAAGGTTACTCCCGAGAACGCCCCCAGGTGGATCGCCAGGCTGTTCCCCGGCAACGCAGGCTCTTTGCCCACCAAGGCCCACCTGCCGAGTATTTCGCTGGTCAGCGGCAGCAAGTATGCCGTGGCCGTAGGGTACAAGGAGAGGCTGGACGTTCTGCCGACGTCTACCACGGAACCGGCGGTTTACGCCGAGCGTGGCATCAAAACCGTTTACCTCGACCTGGACTCTGCCGCCAAGAACGCGGCCACCCAGGTCGGCGGGGCTGCCTACTTCGGAGGCGGTTTTCTCTGGCAGTATGACGGCCGCTGGCTCGTGGAGCAGGGGTTCCATCTATACCCAGAGATTGATACCTCGGTTCATGCCGTAACCAAGTCGGCCGTGGGCGGCACCAGGCTGACCACGACAGCTACCTACTGGTACCGCGTCTACTACGAGTGGACTAACGCCGCTGGCGAGCGAGAGCGTAGTACTACGGGGGCGGCTATCCCTGTTACCCTTGCCGGCGCCGAGGATACGGTCCAGCTGACGATCCCTACGCTTGCGCACACGCTCAAGAGAACCGGTGCGGTACACACTGGAGGGCCGGGCTCGGAGGTGTCGATCGCCATTTATCGCACAGCAGCCAATCCGACGGCTGACTTTTCGTTCCACCGAGTCAGCAGCCTAGACCCCACCACGGCCGGAACCACTAACGGATGGCTCAATAACAACGCCGCGGTGAGTACGGTTACGTTTGACGATGGCATGCCCGACACCACGCTGGTGTCCAAGGAAATCGACTACCTGTCTACCGGGGAGCTCGACAATGTGGCTCCGCCGGCCTGTAGCGTTGTAGCAACCGGTCGGAACCGAACGTTTGTGGCAGGATTAGACGATCCTAACCTGATCTGGGCCTCCAAGCTTAGATTTCACGGCGAGCCCCTATCCTTCAGCGATGCCATCACAATCCAGGTGGATGAAACCGGCGGCCCCATCACCGGCATGGCCGTAACGGGCGATCACCTGGTGATCTTCAAGGAGTCGAGAATCTACGTCGTGGGCGGTGACGGCCCTGACAACGGCGGCAACGGAACCTTTTCAGAGCCGCTCTTGCTGTCGGCTGACATCGGCTGCTCTAACGCTCGCTCCATCGCCCATACAACTGCCGGGGTGATGTTCGCGGCGTCCAACCAGCGCGGCATCTGGCTGCTAGACAAGTCATATAGCCTTAAGTACATCGGCGCCCCTGTCGAGAGTTACAACAGCCAGACGATCACCTCTGCGAAGGTGATCCCCGGTGCTAGCCAGGTGAGGTTTCTGGTTAGCAGCGGCTCTACCCTGGTTTACGACTTCGAGAATAACCAGTGGAGCACGTTCTCTATCACGGGCCTCTCGGCCGTCGTTTGTAACGACGCCTACCACTACCTTGCCTCCGCGTCGGCTGTACGCCAGGAGTCGTCTAGCGTATTCACAGACAACGGCACTGGTTACCAACTCGTGATTAAGACGGCCTGGATCAAGCTAGGTGGCCTAGCGGGTTTCCAGCGGGTGAAACGGGCCCACATCGTTGGCGAGTGCATGAGCAGTACTACGCTACGCGCAACGCTGTACTTTGATTACTCGGCCTCTGGGTCGACCAAAGACTTGGCCTGGACGAATGGCGTTATTCGCGAGCGAATTCACATGCCAACGCAGAAGTGCTCTGCGGTGCAGTTTCAGTTCGAGGACGTATCCCCCACGGCCGAGAGCTACCGGATATCCGAGCTTCTCCTGGAAATCGGGCTCAAGCGTGGGGCTCAGAAGCTTCCCTCGGCCTCCTCCATCTAGGTGTAACTATGGCCTTCAACGCCAATACGGTGAATCACAACCCCGTGGTATCCGCGGGACAGCAGGCTGCTCAGTCTATCGCGGCCCACGGCGGCCAGGTCGCGCCGGGCTCCCGCTCTCAGGGGCTGGCCTATCCCGACTCGTCGGGCATCCAGGGGCACAGTCCGGATACCACCAACAAGAATAATTTTGCTCTGTACCAGCACCAGGAGCGGCAGCGGCAACTGGCCGGTGAAGCGGCTTTCGCCCAGGACAGGAACGCCCCTCAGGCCGGCATTGACAACCCGTTCCGCCGGGCTCAGCTCGCCCAGTTGGCGCTCCTTCGCTCCCAAGCTCTGGGCCATGGTCCCTCGTTGGCCGAGCTCCAGGCCCAGCGCGCCGGGGCTCAGGGACTCCGGCAGCAGATGGCCCTTGCGGCCTCGGCCCGTCCTGGCCAAGGAGCATTGGCCGCGCGCCAGGCTGCTCAGAACATGGGCCAGATTGGTATGGGCACTGGTTATAACGCGATGATGGGCCGACTTCAGGAGCAGCAGCAGGCCCAGAACGCGCTCAATGCCCTTATCCAGCAGGGGCGTGGAGCAGATCAGCAGAACGCGCAGTTTAACGTGGATGCCGCGCTCCGCCAGGCTGGCATGAACGATCAGTATTTTACTCAGCTCCAAAACCTCATGCTGGGCAACGCCCAGGCCCAGCAGCAGGGCGCCATGGGCTACGAGAACAATCTTCTCCAGCGCTACGGCATCCAGCAGGGCAAGCCCGAGGATCCGGCCTGGTGGGAGCAACTCCTGGGCTTCGCGATCCCGGCCGCCGTGGGTGTGGGAACCGGAGTTGCCACCGGCAGCCCGCAGGCTGGAGTCACGGCCGGCGGTGCCACTGCCAACGTCATGAACAGGTAACCAGATGCCGCGCTGGGTTGGCGAGACGCCTAACGACTATCTTTACGAGAACGAGGACGGCTCGGTTACGCCGTACAACAAGAATCTCTTCCCTGGCGGCGTAGAGATGTACTACGGGGACGACTCGTATCTCCGCCAAGATGAGGCTGCGGCACTGCCCGGCGCGGCCGAGTTTGCTCAGCCGGCACCGGCCGCACAGCAGTCTCACGAGGAGGACATGATTCTCCGCGAGCTCGTGGGCACCCGGCAGCCTCCCGCAGGCCCCCCGACGTCGGCTCGTGGTCTGGCTCTCGAGTCGGCCGGTCTGGCTCGGCAGATCATCCCGAACCCTAAGCAGGAAGCGGCCGACATCGCCAAGTCCGAGCGACTGGTCAAGGACATCGCCGCTACTAAGCAAACGGCCTCGGAGCTCGAGACGCGTGAGCTTGGGAAGGCTCAGGCCAAGCGCCAGGACGCGCTCTTTGGTGACAAGGGCGCGTTTAAGGCCAGCGAGGCTGAGAATCAGAAGTTGGACGAGTGGGCCGGGCGGATCCAGCAGAAAAACGACGCACTGGCGGCTAGTCAGGTCGACCCCGGGAGGCTCTTTCAGGACAAGCCCGGGTTGGTGATCGGGGCTGCGATCACGGCCGGGCTCGCGGGCCTGCTTCAGGTTCGGCGCGGCGACAAGGGCCCGAACCCCGTGCTCCAGGCTATGCAGGGGGCCATTGATCGCGACATCGCGGCCCAGCAGGCCAACCTTGAGAATAAGTGGCGCGCCCTGGCCAACGAGCGGAGCGATCTAAAAGACGCACGCGCCAAGGCCATCTGGATGCTGGAGCAGAAGGTTAAGCACGAGGATCTGCTCTATGCCGGGGCGGAGAAGATGATTCTCACCCAGGCCGCCGGTATCCGTAACGAGGCTCAGGCCAAGGAAGCCGAGCTCATGCTCATGGACGTTCGAGAGAAGCGCCAGGAGCGGCGCAACTCCAACCTGGCCGCCGTGAGCAAGATGCTAAACGACTCCGCCCAGGTAGTTAACCAGACGGATACGCTCGCATTCCAGAAGAAGCTCACTTCGGAGAAGCAGGCACCACAGCTTGACCCGGATCGTATGCTTCTTGACCCCACGCGCCAGGGCAAGGTGCTGGTGCCTCAGGGGCTAGAAAAAGAGCTCAATAAGCAAGTCCGCGAAACGATGACAGCGTCGGCCCAGCTCAAGGGCATGTCCGATGCCATCACGGCCATCCGCACCCACGGCGCCGAGGGCTTTAAGACGCGATTTAAGGCCCTGGCCACCAAGCTCGGCGTTACAGGGCTGAGCTCGGAGCAGGCCATGCTGGGGGCTCTCTACCGGCGCTCCAAGTCGCTCCTCCGCCGGCTGGAGCGCTCCGGGACGATGGACTCCGGCACCAAGGAACATTACGACGGCATGCTCGGCAGCGAGTCCGACTTTATCGCCAACGACGCCGGTATCCAGACCGTCGCCAACGGCTTTATCGACGAGTCAAACTACTTGCTGAACCAGGCTGGTTACCAAGGAGAGAGGTGGGAGCCGCTTGTTGGCAACGAGCTCATTGGCGATCTTGACGGCAAGGTCGGCGATATCTCCAGGGACTCCGAGCGCTCGTTCAAGAAGTAATGGCCGAGGAGCGCGTTAACGTAATCTTCCCCACCGGGCAGGCGGGGACGATTCCGGCCAGCCAGCTTCAGAAGGCCCTGGATCTGGGCGTCAAGCTCGAGACGCCAGAGGCTACCCAGGCCCGGCTGACTGAGAAACAGTACGGCGGAGGCCTAAACCAGCTCCAGGCCTTTGGTGAAGGCGGGCTCGATGCGCTTACCCTGGGCGGTTACGGCGCCCTGGCCAAGCATGCGATGCCCTGGATGGAGTCTGAGAAGGTTGCTCAGGCTAACCCGATTACCAGAGGAGCGGGGGCCGGTACGGCAATCCTGGCCTCCATGGGCGCCCTTGGAGGGGCCGGAGCGGGCTCCACGGCCCTGCGATACACCCCGATGGGCCTGGCCGATGCCGCTGGTGCCAGCGTGGCGGGAAGGCTCGGCGGGGGCCTCCTGGTGCGCGGAGCTACCGAGGGGGCCATCGCAGGCGGGGCCGAGCGTGCCTTCAGCCTTCTGGGTAAGCGCA